GATTGCGGTCAAGTCACGGATATACTTCTTCTGTGCATTAATCTTAGTCTTGACCACTTCAATAGAATGGGTGTTGTTCTCAAGTTCGCCTTTAAGGAGAGAGGTCTTCTCCTTGAGTAACATATTCATCTTGGAGAAGATGTTAATATCAAGGAGGTCTTCTATCACGTCACGTCGAGAGGTTGAGTTGAGTTGCATGAACGGGACAAAAGACGACGAACCTAGAACAACAATCTGGTGGAAACTTTTATGAGACATCTGAAAGACATTCTTCTCAAGAATATCTTGGTATTCACGTGCATGTGAGCTCTGGTTAATCATTGTACCATCTTTCCAGATTTCAAACTTGGCGGGTTTGATTCCCCGCACAACGCGATATTGGACAGAGTTAACACTAAAAGTAACCTCAGTCACACAATCTTTATTATTGATAGTATTAATCAATTGATTCTTGGTGATCTTTCGGTGAGCTTTACCGAACAATGCGAACGATAATGCGTCCAACATCGTAGACTTACCAGCACCGTTCTCACCAACAATCAAGTTAGTGGAACTGTCTAGGAAATCTATTTCGTTAAAATAATTTCCAGTTGAAAGGAAATTACGCCATTTTAAGGTCTGGAATTTGATCATGCTATCTCGATACTCTGTGCTTCAACCATTAGTTCAGCTACTACTGCCTTGATTCGGTCTTTATCCAAATCTGTTTCGACTTCTTGGATATAATTATACACTAAAGTTTCGGTGTCGTCAATAGTAATATCAGTATCAGAGACATTTTCTCCACGGAATTCTTTGAAGTCTTCTGCAATCTTCAGTTCATGAATCTTCTGGGCCTGTATCTTATCGACATATCTCTCGAACTTCTGCATGTCAGAACGATTGGCAACAATCAACTTCACAAACTTACCCGCAAGGTAAGACATGTCTTCAAAGTAATTTACAGTATCTTCATTGTAATAAATCTTATGAAACAGAGTTACCTTGTTCTGTACTGCGGTCATCTCACGAGTTTCTGTATCATAGATGTGGAAGTACTTGGGGTCGTGTGCGTCATTCCAGAAGAACTCCATCTGAGCACCAAGGTAGTGAATGTTACCCTTGCTAGATTTAGTGTGGAAGTGTCCGGATAACACGGTTTCAAAACGTTCTAATGGTTTCGGATCCATACCCGTATGACAGACAAGACCTTTGTCCATCTCAAAACCTGCAAGTTCAAAGTGACCGGCAATAACATCCGCGCCGCAGTTGTTCAAGAATTCTAGAATTGTTTTCTCGTTCTCAGGACATATCCAAGGGACTAGACCGAACTTAACACCACCATAGTCACGGACAATAGGATCCATGAGGATGTCCACTTCATTGATGTAGTGACCCATCAACTCTTTCAATGAGTTCAGTTCGATAGTATTCTTGAAGTAAACGTCGTGGTTGCCGGGAATAATATCCATGTGAATATTATACTCACGGAGTTTGTCCAAGAATATCTGCCGGTTGTGGTTCAACGCTTTGAGGTTAATCGTTTTGCGATTGTCATAGTAATCACCCAAATGTAGAATCTGGGTAATACCATTCTCTTTTAGGTAGGGGAAGAACTCTTCGCTGTAGAATCGTTCTTGGTAGTCCATAAAAATATCAGACGAATTACGACACCCGCAATGAGTGTCATTCAAAATTGCAAGCTTCATTTATTAGTCCACTTCAACTATAGAAATACATTCGTTTGGACTAATATCACAATTATAGGGAGGACAGATAAACTGATAATGTGGTGTAACTAACTCTTTCATAAGACTCAACTCTCAACTCAATGTATATGACGGTTATTATACTATATTACAAGGGGGTTGTCAAGTTTATTCTAGCTTAATATTATAATCGGCAGGGAGGTTGGTGGTGTCACAGAACGCATCACCACACCTCTCAAAGGTCTTCTTACCAAGACCCTTTTCTTTATTCTTCTCTCGACGAAGTCTGTCTTGGTTATCACGGGAAATTTTATACATTCTATCTTTTGTTGTTGCGGGAGTGCAAACATATCTAACACCATATTCTTTAGCAAGACTTATCGCATCCTTACCAAGATTGTCCATAACAAGACTTCTACACTGTTCATCAGAAATATCACTCTTCGTTACAAAGGACAGGTACATTACCGCAGTTACTAAGTCCATCGCTTACTCCAAATAGTCTGCTAAATCAGAATCTACGTTTACAGCACGTCGTTTACGTTTCTTCTCTTCCTTTACATACTCTTTGAATTCTGTGTCAGCCGTCTTAACAACGTCAATTCTCTGTCTAAGAGTATCAACAAAAGGAGAGGCTTGTTGTTCGAAGTATCCACCGTCGTCATCACCCATAAATGCGCTGATATCTGCTTCGGCGATGTACTTCATCTTGATGTCTTGTTGTTTCTTCTCTTTCTGAATGCGACGTAGGAATGCATACCATGATATTTGCGTGAAGTATGCGAAGGCATTTGGTTTACCCGAACGGGTAGCAGCTTCAATATCATAGTTCTCGATGGCTTTCAAACAATTCTCTACTGCGTCCATCACCATCTCTTCACGATAGGTATAACGAACGAAGTTACCTTTATGAGAAAGTCCTTCGGCAATCTTTAGAAAACAAGTAGCAATATAGTTAGTGACCACAGGGCGAGGCATACCCTCTTCCTTCGCTTCCTTGACGGTGATGCAGTATTCCACTACTGCATTTGAGAAATCTTTATTACTTACGTAATGCGGTTTTTCTTTTGGTTTCATAATTTATATCACTTGTTTAATTTAATAGCCATTATAACAAAAAAGTGGTGGTTTGTCAATGTTTTACTTAATTCTCTATCGCAAGGTACTATGTTGTTTAACTAACAACTCTGTTGCTTCTTCTACAGTGACATCTAAGTTATAATGAGTGGAGATAAAAGTTGCGTACCGTTCAAAGTGTGGTGCAAGACCTAACTCTTGTCTAACCTTTATCTGTACAGCATACCCTTCCACTTCAGAACGAAGTCGCTAGTCTTTATTGAACTGATACCAACTCCCGTGAGTACAAAACGTTCTCCAGA